TAGTCGAACACAAACTCCACGAAGGGTTCCCACACCGCAGTCAGATCATCGCGGAACGCATCGACACTAGCCGGTGCGTCAGCGGGATCGGGCAGGGTGGGGCCGTTGTGGGCACTCAGGGTTTTCGCCTGAAACCCACCATTGAATTCGGCGTGCTGGTAGAAGCCGAGACCGAGATCGTTGAGCAGACTGTTTCGACAGTCCTTCCAAAGTCGCGGAGACGGGTACCGGGACACACCGGGTTGGTCAGTAAGAGTACGAGGCATGATACTTGTCCTCTCGGAAAAGGGAAAAAGGGGCGGGTGATACTAACCCGCCCCGTTCAGTCCAGATTACGTGGTCGTTACCTTGTGAACCACGAAACCAACCGTGCGTCGGTTAGTGCAGAGGTTCTGGTGAGCAGCGTCCACGAACACCGTCACGGTCGTGTGCTGGCCACGATCCATGAAGGGCTTCGACTCTTCCATCCAATAGCCATCCTGTACGATGGGCTGGAACTTGTCGAAGTCAACGTAGTACATCGGGTCTTCCGTCACAGCGTCAAGCTGCGGGATGTACCTGATGGGCACGCGGTTGAAGTACGTGGTGCCTTCAACGTCGATGAGGGCCTTACCGGCCACGTCCATCGGACTGTTGGAGTCATCACGCTTGTCGCCGAGATCCTGAAGCTCGATCGCCACGTCGGCGTTCGTATACAGCTTACGGAAGGAACCGGGACTGTCCGAACCGGGGGCATTCTTGATGATGCCGGGGGAACGGAAGCGGGTGAGCAGGAAGGCCCTTCGCAGCGTCCGCAGGAAGGCGTTGTCCACCTTCACATAGGTCGCAGCGTAGTTACGCCACTTCGCCTCGACGGAGGCGTCGATACCGGCAGCAATCGTGCCAGTCGTGCCGTCGCCGTAGCGAACCGTCTGACCGTCAAAGCCTGCACCACTGTTACTGGTGGCCCGGAAGTTGAGGTAATACGGCACGCCGTACGGGAACAGGTTGTCGGTGGCCGAAGTCGGTGCGAGCCAACCCCGATCCTCGATCAACTCAGCGAGGCCCCACAGACGCTCAAGGCGTCGGGACTCAAGCAGGTCGATGTAGCCCTTGCCACTCGCCTTGTTCCGCATGATCTCCAGCACGTCCCAACTGTAGTCGGTGCCAAGCTGCGTCCAAGGCACATCAATCTGCGTCTGGACGTTCTCGACCGACGGCTGGTCGGTGTCGTAGAGGCGGCGGTACTTGGCATTCCCGGTCTCGTCGAGGACGATGTTCCGCTGAATGCTGGTCCCGCCGTCAACCTTGCGGCGGTGCTTTTCGTAGATGCGGCAGAACTCGAAGTCCTGCGAGTCCCAAGCGATCTCGAATTGACCCTTGGGGAGGTCTTTCAGAGTCGTTGCGACGAGGTCCAGAAGGGCGTCATTGTCAATACCCATGGTAGTTTATCCAAACACTTTCTTCAGTGCTTCAGCGGCGTGGGCTTCCAACTCTGCCCGCGTCCGTTCGGTCTTCGGGGCGGCCAACGAGGCGTTCTCCGATGTCTCGATCTTCGTGGGGCGGCTGGTGATACCTTTGCTCCGCTCTAGCACTTTAGCTTGCAATTCTTTACGGACTGCCTGCACCGTGAAGTCCGCCGACACGCTGTCGTGTGCGAGACTCAAGGCTTCAGTCAATCCAACTTCGCGTCCCTGATAGGACGCACCGACACGGATTCGATCGGCTTGCTCCATGACCTTCAACCGCTGTTGAAAGTCCTGATCAGTGACCCCATTCATGGGGCCTTTGCCGTACAATCCTTCGTAGCTGCCAAGGTCAGGGCTAGTGAAGAACGCATTGATCTCGGTTTCGAGGGCAGCATTCTCACTCTGCTTCTGACGGGCAGCCGACTCTGCGACGGAGGGGAACATGATGTTGGCGGCTTCGATCGTCTTGTTGAGTGGACCTGCGATCCGCTCCAAGAGTGCCGTCATATTCTCATCTGCTCCAAACTCCTCCTTGAGGGCGTCCACGTCGATACGCTTCAGCTCCTCCAGAGGGTTGGGATCGTCGAGAGGGCCATCCTTCACCTGACTAGCCTGATCAGCCGCAATGCGACCGTGGGCAGCCCATTCCCGCGACTCTCGCAACCGGTTCTCGTGGATCTTCTCAGCGACGACTTCGAAGTCTTTCCCCAGAACGGAGAGTTGACTGTCGATGTCGTCCTGAGACCACCCGGTAGCGAGGAGACTGCGGACGTAGTTAGCAGGGAGGGTAAGGGACTCGTCGGCCTCGGTGGCCGTCTCGTCGGTAGCTTCCTGCGTTTCGGGCTTCGTTGCCTCGTCGGCAACTGTCTCGGTGATGGCCGCCTCAACGGCTTCCTCTAACGCAACCTCATCGACCTCGTCGGCCTCAACCGTGTCCGATGCAATCGCCTGAAGCTGGGCTTCAATATCGGCGACCTTCTCATCGGTCATGCTCAAGATTCCTCGGAGGTTCTCTTTGGCTTCGTCATTCATGCGATATCTCCTTGTCCGCTGCCGCTTACGCGGGGTAGGGAACTGGGGTGACTATGATACAGTGTATCATATTGGGGGGCAAAGTCAAGGACATTCCTTGAGATTTGTCTAATTGTTCTCCTGATAGCCGAAATGCTTCAGAATTCTCATCTTCTCAGGCCGGTTCCGGGCGATGGGGACGCCCATGTCCAAGTCGGTGTCGGGGAAGGCCCGCTTGAAATCGCCCACCTCGGTGGGGTCCATGGCAACCGAGTACATGGTGATGGGCTTCCCGAAGGCACCGGTCGAGTGCTTGCGGTGGCCTTCGGCCCGGTAGTTCCGCGTGGTCTGCCCATCACAGTCTGGGCAATCTGGGCACCCATCATCGTGGAGATCCGTCAGATGCTCGTCGATCCGCCCACAGTCCACACACTTGAAGCTGCGGAATGGCATCAGCGTTCCTGCCCAGCGGCCTTACGCCGGTCGAGGGAGGCGTAGCTCTTAGCCTTCACCTCTCGCTGTTGGTTGCGAGTGACCACTTTGCCCTGTTTCTTTCTGAACGCGATGTACTTCTGGAGGGCCGTATTGACCTGTTTGTCCTGTAGCTGTGTGTATTTCTTATCGCTCTCGCCGTGGTACTTGTGGTCGGACATTAGAATGGAGACCTTTCATTGCCCATCTGCTGCTGCATGGGGACTGCCCCCTGCTGGGCCTGCTGGTGGAATTGTGTCTGAGCACCGGGCTGAGCCCCAAGGGCCCCCGGTACTGGCTGGTTGGGCTGTTTGTTGCCCGTGGTACCCTTGTCCATCCCCGGTGACTGGGCGAGCATCATCTGGAAACGCTGCTGGAAGGTCGGATCGAACCACACCTCGTCGAACCACTCGATGCCAGCGTCCTTCGCCATCCTCTCGGTGAGGGTCATGAGGTTGAGGGGCTGTCCCATCTGCCTATACATCATGCCAGTCTGGGCAATAGCGGGGAGAATCTGGCCCACGAAGTTCATGGACCGCTGAATGCGGGTCTGGGTGTCCATCCGGGTCATAGACTCCGGCTCCACGGTGAAGTGGAAGTCCACGAATTCGCCCTGTTGGGCCTCTGGAGTCAGGCTCACCTGCTCCATCATGGGCTGGGGGCCCGATTCGGTCATCTGGGTCTTCCGGCGAGCGAGCACCATGTCGATCATCGGGTCGGTATGCAGGTAGAATGCCCGCTTACTGCCCTCTTCGGCGGCTGCCTGATACACGAGATCCCGTGTATCAGACAGACCCACGTCGGCATTCGCCTGTAGGATGTTCGCCTCGGTCGCAGAGTCGCTGTCAAGGGTCTGTCCGCCGATCCCCTGCGGGTTCGCGGCCATGGTATTGAACCACATCTGGAGATGGCTCGACATCTCAAGGTTCTCGGACTTCTGGCCACCGAAGCTGAGGGTCTGAATCCCCTCTGGATCGTCGATTCCGATGGCGTGCCCGTCCGGGGCGTCCAGTGCTTCCTGTGCATCGTCGGCTGCGGAGCGTCGATACACCACAATGTCCTTCTGACGGTCGGCTTGGTCGATCGTTTTCTTGATCAGACGGTTCGCCATGACGTGCAGGTCGTACCATATACCCACTGGGGCGATGGACATGGGGTTTGCGGGCACTGGGGGTGTGATACTGAGGAAGGTGTATGGCCCATTGGGTGGACCATAAGCGTCTTCCTGCCTCAGATACTCGTCAAACTGGGGTCCGCCGCCCTGTTCGTTGCCCGTGGGGGCCGGAACAGTGATGATGGACTTCTCTGCGGGCACCCAAAGCTCGACCACTTCCACGTAATCCTTGAGCATGTGTCCTTTATAGGTGTAGTTCCCGGCGGAAATGTCCTCGGCACGCCTCTGGGACGTGTCCACGCGGGGCAGCTTCTCGACAAGCTCGTTGTTGTAGTTGCCCGAATCCATCAGATATGAGCGTTTGACCCGGATTCTATCGCCCATCCACTGCGATTCCTCGATCCGGCCCCGGTTCAGGGGGTCGAAGACGAAGTTGTCGAAGTCCACATGGTCCGAATAGATCATGCCGGGGTCGATATCGTTCTGATCGTCGAAGGTAATCAGCGTATCGGAGTCCGCCAGCCCTGTCTTCATGATGCCGAGGCCACCGAGGATGGCATCCACGAGCCACAGCCGGTAGACCTTGTGCAGTTCGAGCTTCTTCGTGTTGTAATTGAGCCCCAACTGGAGCAATTCGGCGTAATCCTTGTACTCGACGTACTCACTCTCGATCGTGTACCGGGGGTGAGCCATGACGATCTGGGGCAGAAGCACCCGAATCGCGTTGAAAATGAGGTTCATCGGCTGTCCGCCGATCTCTCCCTTGCTCTTGTTGTAGTAGCTGCCGAGGAATGCCCGCATGAACATCATGCGTGCCTGCCGGAAGTTGTGCATACGCTGAAAGCCGTAGCCAACGTCCCGCTGTAGATCCTTGGGATCCAAACTGTGCTTCATTATGTTCTCCAATCAAACGTCTTACCGGCCATCCGGCGGTCGAGACTCTTCTGTCGCAGCCGCAGTTGCCTGCGGAAGGCTGGGGAGCGTGAGGGGGCCGTAATTGCGTGCCCGGTTGGGCGGCGTCCGCCACCTGCCTCTTCCACGCCCATTACAGCCAACCCAACCGAGATCACCCGGTCCCCGTGTGTTTTGCGGGCATTCGCCGATTCCTCCATGAGCCCTGCGGGCCCGATCCCACCCCCGTCGAGGTAGATGTAGGTCGTGGCTTCTCCGATGGCTTCCTCGCTGTGGTGCATGATGCCACCGAGGGCGTACGCCTTGCGGAGCCCACCGAGCATCAGCTCTTTCTTCTCGTTCGTGCTGTGCCAGCCTCCACGGTTGGACCGCTTCTCCGCAAGGGTGCGGGTGGCACGGTCGAAGTAGATACGCGGGTACTCGTACGTCTTCATCAGTTGGCGTCCGAAGTCCCAGCCGGGGCCTTGCGACTCCCAGATGATGAGCGGACGCCCGCCAGTCTTCGCACCACCCACCCATATAGCTGCCGCACACACCATGCGAGCCAACTCGTACGGGGGAACCTTAGCGTCAGCGAACTCCATGATGACCTCTTTGGTCTGCACGCACATGACGGACACGACGCTGTTAGACGCCCCTTGGCCCTTTGATATGTCGATCCCGAATACGTAGTCGCGTGTCTGGTCGGGTCGCCCCTTGATGAGAGGGCACCAGATCCGCCACTTTCCACGGGGGCTGATCTGGAGGCAACTGACATCCTTACGTTGGAGTAGGGAGGGGATCGCGTGGGTACGAACGTTCTTTCGGAAGTTGAGGGTACGGGTACATCGAGGCGGACGTGCGAAGAGTCGT